TAGTTACCCCAGTCCACCGATAACCCCTCCTTGCGCTCCAGTTGTCCTACAATTCCTTTGGACTTTGACACATACACGCCAAACTCCTTGAAGTTCCTACCGTCTATGTAGTATTCCACATCGGTATCTTTCTGCATCTGGAAGATCTCTTTTGCGCTCTTAGCCTCCTTGAAAAGCATAACCTCATCCAGTAACGCCCTTGTGCCGTTCAAACTATCATCGTTGATAGAAAAGCCTGTAGGAGTGCCAGAGAATGTGCCGTTATATACTTGGGTTGTATTCTGGAATACTGAGAACGAGCTGCCTTGCTTCACGAAAGCCAGGAAGTACCACTCTCCAGGAACTACATTAAGCCACTGCTCTATGTAGTTATCCACACCAGGTAAATTCAGCAGCCATCCCAGCCTCTTAGAGGATGGGCAAACGAAGCAGGAGAGCGTGAAATCTGAGCCAAAAGGAATAACCTTTGCTGTCTCACATTCACCAGCTCCATTAAACGCAATAGACTTGCCTACTTTGGCTTTCTTTGAGAAAATTGCCCCATTTGAAAGGGTTGCATCCGCTCTACTCTGTGAGTAATCGTAAGCCACGCTGCCATCTGGATCATCGAAAGGCAGATGTAATACCAAATTGTTGTCTATCATAACTAATATGTTTTTTTGTTCATATAATTAACTGTAATTCCCATTCCTATTGTCTCCACCTGGGCATTGCCGTACAGGTTCACAATAACTTGCGCTTTGTCCCCAGATACGGCAACAACCAGATAGGAGCTGTCAAAGGCATCTATAGTTACTATGGCATTATCTGACACGTTTACGGACGCTTTGGTATTATGCCTTGCAAAGACACGAGAAACGGAAAAGCCATCATACTCCAGGAGAGCCTTGCAATCGCCATTAAACACGGCATCTGGGGCATTTTTAAGCTCCTCGACCTCATCATCTATGTAGATTCCATAAGGCTCACACTTGCCCTTAAAAGTAGCTCTCATATATTCCAGTGTTGGATAGTCCTCCGAAATACAGAAATCTATGCCTTTGATATAGAGTTCTGACAGCTCGGAGATATTCAGATCACCAGTGAGCTTTCTCTGCCACAAACGGCATAAACCTTTCTCTATGCCATCTTGTTTTAATTGTTCAACTACTCCCATACTATTATGATATGCCTTGCGAGAGCAAAGAGTTATCCTTGTTCTCTATTCGTTTCAATGTTTCTTTAATCTCGGTAAGCTCAGTCGCTGAAGCACGAGTATTTGCAGCTATCTCAGCCTGGTAAACGAGCTGTTCACGCCCAATGGAGATCTGTTCGCTCTGGTTGATAACAAAGGCATTGAGCCTACCAGCTATCACCCCTCCTGTCTCCTCACTCATAGAGGTAACAGCACCTGCGAGCGGATCTGTAGGAGTTTCTGTATCATCATCCTTAATCCAATCTCCAACAGCCTCCAAAGCTCCATAGAACTTATCACCAGCCTTGTTTACCATATCCTCAAAACGCTTTTTCTCGGCATCAGAGAGATCTCCATCCTCCATAGCTTCACCCAAGTAAAGCACGGCATCATTGATCGCCTTTGCCAGGAACTGCCTTTTGAGTGCTTCCACTACAGCATTTTTCAACACACTCTTGGTAACATCGCCAAGAGCCTTTGCAGCATCTTCTCCCTGGCAGTAGGCATCCACCAGAGCCGAGGCAAAATCATCTATAGCTGACTGAATATCGGTGCCAGCAAGTGATTCAAGCATATCACGCTCCATATCCTCCAACTGGGTATCTATATCCTTGATAGCCTCCTCCCATTCGGCTATCTTATCCTTATCCGTTTTCTTTTTCTTCTTTTCAGCCTTAATCTGCTCCTGGATCAGTCTTTGCTGCTCCTTAAGGTTCTGCTTCTGCGCCTCATAAAGCTGGAACATATCACCCTTGTTTGTTTCTTTCTCCAGGGCATATTTCAAGTCCTTAATCTGCTTAGTGAGTTGGGCATACCTAACAAAGTCCCAACTTTCCCTTGCAACAATAGCCTGTTGCTCCAGAGCTGCTATCTGATCCTTGATAGATTGTAACCTCTTATCGTGGGCTGCTTTCTCCTCATCAGAGAACACCCAGTATGTTTGTTCGGAGGCGTGTTGCAACCTGTCAAACGAGTTGGAAAGATCATCCACGCTCCTCTGAATCTTCTGTATTTTCTCCTCCAGCTCATCATCATTGTTAAACAAACCAGCAATCCATTGGATAGCCTGTAATGCGATGGATATTGCAGCCAGGATAACGGAGCCTTTTTCCGCTGTTTTAATGGCAGCAGACATAGCAATACCAGCAGTGGCAATACCCTGTACCATATTGATAGTAGATTTACCTGTCTCTCCTATAAGATCTCCAAGCACATCACAGCTATCTATTGCATCATTTACAAAGTCAAAGCATCCCTCTGTTGCATCTGCCAGGTTGCTCCAGTCAGTCTTTATCTGCTTCGAGCTTTTCTTTGAACCATCCTGGGACTTTTTGAACACAGATGATATGGCATTGCCCAAAGCCTTAAATGGGTTTACATCCAGTATCTTTTTCTTTGCTTCATCCAACTTATCCAGAACAGCTTTCATATCGGCTGGATTCAGCTTCAAATCAGCCGTATTGAGCTTACCCTGTATATCGGTAATAAGTTTATCAATCTGTTCAACAGTAAGGCTATCCAGATCAGAGAACAGGTTATTCCAGCTTTCACTCTGCATCAAATAAGAAGCGTTTAGAGCTGATAGGGCTTCTGATTCAGCTCTGTTAATCTGATTTACACGTTCCTCATCCTGCATCCTCATCGCTTCGAGCCTCAGAACGGCATACTCATCCTGTATTCCCTTTTTCTGTTCCTCATAAGAACGGAAATCATTGAGCACTCTTTCCTGGATCTCTTTCTGGAGTTTTTCTTCTTCCTCTGTCACAAAGAGGGCACCAGCAGCTTGCTCATCACCTCCTACCAAACCAGAGGAGCCGTTTGCAATCTTCTCCTTTGCATTGGCTACAGCCTCCAGCTTCTCTGCCAGCGTTGCAGCCTGGTTTATGGTATTGGTAACGCTCTCCCTAAAAGAATCCATAGCGGACTTGGCACCAGTAATCTCAGCATACTGAGCTTTCAATGTAGTGAGCATATTTACTTCTCCCTCACTCAGTTCTGGTTTACCTTGCCTATCCTCTAACTTACCTCCATTGTCGTTTGTAAGAGACAGAATTTGTTTCTCAATATAATCCTTATATGAGTTCCCACTTTTAAGTAAAGAAGCAAATTGTGTATCAGCTACCTCCTTACCCATATTCTTTACCCAGCGGAAATAAAGCTCATACTGTTTCTTTTTGTAGTCCACCTCTCCATCAAACAGAGTGGCTTGTGCCTTTGTATAGCTATGGTTCTCCAGATTGCGCCTTTCAGTGAATCCGTCTTTTTCTGACTGAGATAAACCGCCCTTGCCAGCTTTTTTTCTGGCTTTTTCCAGTTCTTTCTCCTCCTTATCAATCTGTTCCAGGCTTTTCTTGTGTTGAAGATCGAGAATTGCCTTGCGCTTCTCATAACCCTCCTCCATAATAGAGATACGAGCTTCCTCCAGCTTTTGATCTGCTTCCAGTTGCTTTTGGCGCAAAACCTCCCTGTTCCTACTGTCTGAATCTCCGCCATCACCAGAGGTATGCTTAGGCAGCTTCTTTTCCAGCGATTCAATAGCTCTTGTGTACTCCTTGTACTTAGTTCCATTGATTTCCACATTGGATCTTTCCTCCTTAAGTTCCTTGATACGAGCGGAAATGCCAGCCTCAGTATTCAAATTATTTGTTTTTGTGGTAATAGCACCCTGGATCGTATTGATAAGGTTGGCAAGCTCCTGGAGCCTGGTGTTATCTGTATCAACCTTGATAGTCTTTTTGTTGATAGTATCTATTTCAGCCTGGGCATCCTTAATCTGTTTCTCCAGATCTCCGAAAGACATAGAGACATAATCCACGCTCTCAACTACAGGAGTTTCTTTTGTTCCCAGATACGCTTCAAGCTGTTTATCTAACTTACCGATCTCTGCATTTGCTTTCTTGCTTGATTCTGTTACTTCTGAAAGGTATGTAGATAACGAAGCGGTGAAAGTGCTCATTTCATCACCAGTTGCTCCTGTAGCCTTTTGAACGCTATTAGTTATCTTAGCAAGTGCCTTATCAAATGCAGCCGTGTAAGCATCCCCTGTAAGTGTTTGCAAATGCTTTGCTGCTTCCATAGCATCAGTCTCAACCATTTCCCAAACAGCAGCGGATGCGTTTCGTATATTTTGTGAATTATGATCTACAACAGCATACCCTTGAATAGTCTTACCATCACCAGCGTCAATAGCCGTAAGCTCTACTTTTTGATACTTTGCCTTAGAAGCATCATTTTTCAGCTTATCCAGACTTTTGTTTGATTCCTCAATTTGCTCCTGTAATGCTTTTTCGGCATACTTAGCCTTAATTTTTTCAGCCGTTGTTTCCTGTATTGCCTGGGATAACTCCTCATATTTGATTTTCTGAACATCCAGGGTTGCATTCTCATCCAGGAGCGTTTTGTTATATTCCTTACATATAGCATTGATCTTCTCAATCGTTTTGCTATGTGTCTGTGTTCCTCTCTCAGTATTGGAAAGTATCGTAAACAGAACATTAAGGTTGTTTATCTCATCCTTTGTGGTGTTGTTAAACTCACCCATTGCATCTGTAGCATCCTCCTCCTTTGACTTGAACAGGGAAAACACGCTCACAAGGGCACCAATAAGCCCCAAAACCCATCCAATAGGGTTGCTCATCATAGATGCCCACAGAGCTTTCATAGCTGCTGTAGCCCTCGTTGTAATGGCTGTAAGGAGTGTTGTTACCGTTCCCTGTGTGGTCTTTGCAGCAGTATCGGTTACACTGGCTACAGTTGATTGTCTTGTAGCAGCAGCCTCCAGAGCCTTTTTCTTGGCGTAAAAATCCGTCTGAGCAGCCAAAGCTGCTTTCCTGGCAACCGCCTGGTTATCCTGGGCACCCTCCAGCCTCTTTTCAGCGGTTGCGATCCTTGTAGCATCACCAGACTGTTTCGCCCAGTACACTTCATACCTGGCAGCCTCAGTGGCTTGCATAGATGCTATGGCAGTCTGCTTGGCTGTCTCTACTTTCGCAGCAGCAGCACTTACATCCGCTCTCATAGCAGAAAGTGTAGCATCTCTGCCACGGTTCTTTGTAGCTACCTCCTGCTCCAGAGCAGCACGATAAATGGCACTTTTTGAGGACAAATCAACCTTGCCTAAAGCAGCTCTCTGTTCTACAGAAAGAACACTCATCGCAGCAGCCTCATATCCAGCACTGGAGGTAGTGAGATTCAAGTTAGATAGGTACTCCTGCTGTTGTGCCGTAAGCAGTCCCTGTATGGTAGAAATGCGTAATTTCTTCTGCAAAGTTACCAACTCCTCAACAGTGAGCTGTTTTTGCAGTGCTGCCGTGTGAGCCTCCTGGGCTGCTGTCATAGCCTTTGTAGTGGCTGCTGCCTTACCAGTCAAAACCTCATCGGCTTTCATAAGTGCCATCTTAGCCTGTCTTGCCGTATTGTCAAGCAAGGACACACCAGTATAGCCCTTTGTTGCCAGGGTATTTAGGATGATAGCAGCCCTATAGGATCCGTATGCAATGGCAATAGCCTTTACAATACGCAGAACGTCATCCAGGTGTTCAACCATATATGTTGCACTGGAGATACCAGCAGCGAACACATCTTGATTTCGTTCTCCAATCTTATTGAGTGCCATATCCCAGGCATCACCCAGGTTGGAGATCTGACCTGTGAGGGAGGCTGATTGCTTCTCCATAAGGTTGTAGAATTGCCCACCTTGATCCGTGAGTTTCTTGATAACCTTTTCAACCTCTGGGAATCCGATTTTTCCCTCAGATACCATTCCGTTGATTTCCTCCGCTGTCTTGCCGTACATAGCAGCAAGCTCCTTAACAAGAGGAATACCCCTACCTGTGAACTGCCTTACATCCTGGGCATAGAGCCTACCTTGTACCATAGTGGTTCCATACAGGTAAACAATATCATTCAGAGGTATAGACAAACCAGAGGCTATGTTTCCGAGCCTTACCAGCGTGTCGTTTACCTTATCAGCAGATTCACCATAAGCCAAAAGCTGTTTGGCACCACCAGCGACACCAGCCAAATCAAACGGTGTCCTCGCTGCTGTTTCTGCCATCTGGTCTATCAATGCCTTAGCCTTCGTACCACTACCCAACATAGTTTCAAAGGCGATCTCCAACTGCTGAAACTGACCTCTGACAGAAACAATACTTTGCAACAAAGATCCCATACCTTGCCCAACAAGGTACGAGACTATGTATCTGGCTCCATTCTGGGCAAAATTGAGTATAGACTGTTCCATTTCGGCTGATTCAGACACGGCTGTATCTGACACCCTCCGAATGTTCCGCTCCATAGCTTGTGCGGAAACATTAAACTGGTCTATATCCAGTGTTGCCTTGAACGCTAACGCTCCATCTATGTTGTTCATTATATTATTCCTTTGATGTATTTCTTAATATCTTCTTTCGTTTTCAACTCTCTGTGAATGATCTCTTTACCTGTCGGTGTGCCATCTGCATTAGTTTGCTGTATATCTTTTATCCGTGGAGCATCATTTAGCATTGTCTGCAAATTGAGCCAGGATATTCCCCAGAGCAAGTAATCATAGCTCCATCCAAAGTTTTTGAGGATTTCACCACGATAACCCCACTGGCTATTCAAGCCTTTTACTCTATCAGATTTGCTCTGATCTGTTAGGGTTCCTGTTTCGGTTTCGTTGTCCCGATCCCCATTATTGATCTGATAGAGGATGTAAAACCCCCTGGGTTCATCATCTGGCTTATTATATCAGAGAGCTTTTTCAAACGAGCTACTGTAAGGTGCGCCATAAAGAATGCTTGCAACTCCTTGACCTCCTTTGAAAGCGGATCAGTCAGGGAGGAGCTGTTTACGACTGCAACAGCAGCGATCTCAGCCATCAGAGGAACGTACTTAAACAGCTTCTTACTTTCAAGCAGCGGATTCTCCTGTATCTCCTCCTCGCTGTATTCAATCTGGATATACAGCTTTCTGAGGTAGTCTATCGTGCCCAGGTAGAGGGGCTTGATTACAAAGTTTCTCACATACACCTCTTTCATCATCCCCACATTTGCATCTGGAATCTCCGTTGTGGTTACATCCCAGGTCTTAGGCAGTCGCTTATTCCTCCAGTTTTTCAAATGCTTGGGGAAATGCCTGTTCCACCACGCTATCAGTTTAGGTGGCTTTACTGGGTGAATTTTCAGAGGAACGGAAAACCTCACACCCATCTGTATCAGAGCCTCAATAGCTTTTTCCTCTATTTCAAGCTGTTGCTCTCTTGTAAGTTCCTTTCTATCTTCTGCCATAGCTCTTAAATAAAAGGAAGCCCCCTACCATACAGGGGATAGGAGGCTTCCAGGTTCATAAAACAGGTTATCCAACTGCTACTGTCGGATCTTTAATTTCCTCATCCACCTGTAACTCTGACTGGTACTTGATTGTCATAGGCACCAAGCAGATACCCTTAGATGAGTAGGTAATCTCGAACTTAGGAATAATTCGGGCGGTAGCACATCCTACAAGCATACCCTCCTCTGGCATCTGCCAGATTGCCCATTCCTTGTAAGGTAGCTTTCTGGGGCGTACCCACTTGCGCTTGCCTGCTTCACCTGTGATAGTTCCACCGAAATAGCGTACAAGCTGTTCCAAGTCTGGATCCATAAGAGAGAGAGCAACTGTAGTAGCAGTTTCACCTGTGAGGGTGATCTTCTTTTTGGAGGTCTCCGACTTGTGCTCGGTTACTTCGGGATCTTCATCTGTCAGTGTACAAGTCTCCTGGTACACATCGCCAAGATCTAACCAGCCCTCTCCGTTGGCTGGCATCGTTCCATCATCCAAAGCTGGGTGAACGTAGATCTTTTTCAAACCCATTGTTGATTGAATCGGCATAATTCTTTGTTTTTATTGATTATACTTACTGTTTCTCACTGTTAGCTCCAGAGCCAGGGAAACAAAGTGCTCATCGTGGTTTGGCTCCTTAATCGGTGGATTGAGGCTCCCTATAGTCCAGTTGTACCCCATTCCGCTTTCATAATGGTTTTTCAAAACCTCTATAACCTTTGCCCTTATCTCTATGAGCCTACTGAAATGTATTCTATGTGCTGATTTGCCCTTTCCTTGTGGTATTGTGGCATCTGGAACGTGAATGTTCACGTTGATTTGTCCGAAACGCACCGAACCCTCTCCGTCTATACGGTGTGGGATAATGATTACATCCTCTTTGGTATAGTCGTTTCTCTCATAGTCAATAACACCAGAGATCATTGTCTTTACCTCGCTCTCCTGGAGCATCTGGTAAACCGTTACAGCTATTTCCTCAGTCGTTATCATAAGCTCGTTCCAAACAATTCATTTGCTTTGCCTTTCGCTTTCTCCATCAGCTTATTCATCGCCTCTGGAAAATCCTTTTTGGCTTTCAGTTCCGCTGGCAGAATAACATTGTACCCTCTTGCCTCTACATAGGCAGCGTAATTCATTCCAGCTACTATGATGAGTGAGAAAGTTTCATCGGCTTTTGCAGCCATCTTCATAGCCACTTTTAACGCCTCTTGAAAACCCTCTCCAGGCTGGTTTTCCCCACCAGAGTAAACTATCTCTTTATTACGCACCACGGCATAGCCAATAGAGTTAGTAAGGTTGCCTGTCTGATCGGTGTAGTTGTGGTTATCCTTAGCGTACTTTGCCAGCTCCTCACCAAGATACTTCAACAGAAATTCCGTTGCCCTCTCCAGGTTTTGCTGGAAAGCCATAACCTTAGCAGCCACGGCTCCACTTCCAAACATCGGCTTTATCCCCATACCTCAATGTATTTCCTGTTCATATCATCAATACCCTGGATAGTAAACTCATCCGTTACACCCTCCTCGCTGGTTATCTGGAACTGGGCACCTACAACAAGAACACCGTTGAAATGCTTAGGGATAAACACATCATAAGTGTATGTGTAGATTTGCCCGTCCGTTCCTATAACCTTTTTGGCAGGGATGGATTTGTCTATCTGGCACTCACAGCCATCAAGCCACTCAGAGGCTCCAGCGGTAATGAATCCTGTTTTAGGATCTCGCTGTCCCTCCTTGAGAGCCGTATATCTGAATGTACCGTTATTCCTACCCATAGTTACCACATATTAGAGCCATCAGTAATAGATGGTAGATTGACAAATTCGGAGGCATCCAGACCGTTCTCATCGCAAAGATCCTTGATACGCTTCTCCAGCTTCTCCACGCTATAGCCTTGTGATGATTTGCCCAGGCTATCGCTGGTAAGCACTATCATCCTCTTTAAGACTTTGATAGCAGCTATAGCAATACCCCTTTTATCGGTGTCTGGATTGTATTCACCCTCCAGATCCTCAACCTTTGCATCAGCAAGGGCTTTAGTCAGAGATAAACGGCTGGGAGTGTAAGGCTCCAGCTCTCCGATCAGTGCATCGTACTTTGTCAATTTATACATACCTATTCCTCCTTTTTAAGGGATTCTGAGAGTTTCAAAGCCTCCTCCTCAGAGAGCTTTTCAATAGCGTTGGAAACGCCCTTTACGCCAGCATTAGCAGCGACTTTTACCCCAGCAGCGTTCAAAGCCTCTTTCATTTCATCCAGAGGGTAATCTGCACCCTTGAAAGAAACTACATCAGCTTTGGTAGGAGCAGCAGGAGTAACAGGCACAACCTCCACCAAATCACACAAGCCACGCTTTACCAAGTCGTTTACACGGCTCAGTTCCTCTGTCTCAAAGGCAGAACCAGGCAAGTACACCTCATCAGTGTACTTATCCTGGAATTTCCTAATAACTTTCAGCTTAAACATAGCTCACACGATTAACCGAGTTCAACACTGTTTGCAGTCTCATACTCTGCCTTAGTCCAGTAGGTACGCTCACTGCCATCTGCTCCAGCAGGTATCTCCTTTTCAGTGATACCACGAACCTGGAAACATACGATTGCACCGATCTCAGTAATGAGAGGGAGCAAACGAGCTGAACCCTGGGTGTACTCAGCAGCAACCTGTCCTGTAGATTCACCAGTACGCCACTTAGCGATACGAATACCGTTGCCAGCGTCAATGTAATCCACGTTGTCCTCCTCCATAAGCTCACTATCCTCAATGGCAGGCTGGATTTCTCCAATCACACCAGCAGGCTTAATGGCAATGAAGTTGTGATTCCACGGCTCAACAGAACCACGCTTACCGTCCTTATCCACACCCATCTTGCGAGTGATAACGGTAATCTCTGGGATCTCGTTCTCTGCAAGCAGGTCTGAAAGCTCTGATTTCTTTACGGTCTGAGCCTGTTTGTCTGAGCCGTGAACCAGCAAACGAGTTGTCTGATCCATACGGAGCCAGTAGTAAAGCTCCTGGCTCATCAGAATTTCACCAGGCTCAATGCCACGGTTACGGAGGTCTGAACAGATTGCAGCCAGCATAAGGATAGGCTGGAGCTTGCCAGCTTTGGTGTTAGCAGAAGTCCAGTTTACACCAGAAACGAGTTTGTTGGTTTCGGGCATAACATAGTCCACCTCATACTCACGACCACCAGGATTGTTGATCTCTGGCTTGAACTGGGCTACACCCCAGTTAGAGAATGCCATAAGGAGAATGAAGTCCATAACGTCCTTACATCCCAGGTAAGCATCCTGTACATCGTGTTTGAGCGTGTTTTCGATACGCTTAACCTTATCTACCTCCTTGATTCTCGGATTCTCATAAACCTCCATCAGCTTACGGTAATCCCTTGCGTGCATCGGGAACTTATGACCTACACGAGGAATCTCCTTAGTCCAGAGATCGAAGCCATCGGAACGCCTCATAGGTGTAGGTGATTCATCACCGATAAGGGTTGCCATAAAGCGCATATTGTACTTACCCACGATAGCCTCAGCAGTCAAAGACATCTGAGGTTCGTTGTAAGTACACCACTGATCGGAGTACATCTTCTGGAAAAGAGTTACCTCCCTTTCAGAAGCCTTATCAAAGGTCTTTCTCCAGGTAGCCAGGAGATCGAGCGGTGCGCCATTCTTGCGCAAACTCTTGAATGTTGAAAAAATTGATTTCATACTTTAACCTCTCTTTCAATTAGTACGACTGGGTTAATTTGATATGAGGGTTGGCATTCAAGAACGCTCCTGTAGCATCTTTCTGGCTGGCAGGGATAGGCGGTACACGCCTTTCATACATTGCGTATTGCATTGTATCAGCCGAAACATCTACAGAGGTCTCAAACTCATCTACCTCCACATCGCAGATGGTAACAGAGTTTGCCTTTCCTCTCTCAGTTGATTTTGCGGTGGTCTGACCATCGGAGATAACCTCCTCCAGGACATCACCAGCTTTCAATCCAGCAATGGCAGCAGAGAGAGTGATAACATAGGCGTTACCCTTTTTCTCAATCGCCTTAATGCTCGGAACACTGGCAATAGCCGTGGCAGCAGATCCAGACACAAGCACCAGATCGCCAACAGCGAAACACGGCTTGTAGAACTCATCTACATAGAGGCTCACTTTGGTAGTGTCCTCAGAATCCACCTCAGAGACTTTTGCAGTCTTAATGATCTGCACTGTCCTCTTAGCCTCATCCCTAATGGCAAGCGTTCCAGCAGGAATAACATCACCAACGGCAAAAGCCTGGTTAGCCACATCCAGGTTGAAACCACCTTGCACAATAGAGGGACTACCTGTAAAGATCGGGCGTGTGCCCGTGAATGAAGCAGTCTTTCGTTTCATTGTACATAAATTATTTAACGGTGATTGATTCGAGCAAGCCATCAGCAGCCTCATCAACTTGCTTTTCACTTGCCCCCTTTGAACCCTCTGAATCGTCAGTCATCAAACCGCCTGTAATGAAGTCCTGTTTCATAGACTTAACAGCCTCCTCTATATCATCCTCATCTGAGATTGATTTTGCGAGGCGATCACGGAACTTAGCAGGGATATTGTGCGTTGCCATTGCCTTAGCAATAGCAACAGAACGCTCACCCTTAGAACGCTCGGCTTTCATATCAGCCAGCTCCTTTTTCAGCTCAGCAATTTCCTTAGCTGTTGCATCTTCCTCCTCCTCATCTTCGGGCTTGGTTTTGGTTGTCTTGGGCTTTTTCTTTCCCTCCTCATCCTCTTCCTCCTCCTCATCTTTAGATTTGTTAGGCTTCTTGTTTGCCCATCTTGTAGCCTCTGATTGCGTTTCCTTTGCAACATCAGCTATCAGATTTGCAGTTGTTTCGATAGCTTCCTCATCAGTAGAATCATCCTCAATGCTGCCACCCATCTTTTCGGTTATCGCTTTAAGGCACTTCTCTGATACGCCAGTGTCCTTACACAGGTCTTTGACTTTCAAAAAGAGTTTCTTGTTCATATCTATTTAGCTTAATTGTTATTAGCTCATCATTCTGCATACAAAGGTAGAAATTATTTCCCAAATAATGTGTTTGTCAAACACAGAAATTTACTAAGTAAATCAACTTATTTTCAATGCGTTATATTTACCTGGTAAATTTCAGAGTGAAAAAAGTTGCTCAAATGTTTGGCGTATTAAATAAAACACACTATCTTTGCAATGTGTTTGGAGAACACACATAATAAATGCAACATCAAATAAAAGTATTTCAGATATGACACAGAAAGAATTTGAAGAAAGAACAGGCTTGAAAGTTCCAGCAGAAAAATATTCAGAGGTTGAACAGTGCTATATGAACACCGACCTTGACAAAGATATGTTCTGCAAGCTCTGGATGGAAAACCCTACAGCTCTGAAAGAGATTGAGAGAAAGACGGTTTTAGTCCGTGAACTCTACGAGGAGCGTAAACGCCTCTCCAACTTCCTTTTAGAACAAGCCGAAAAGTGGAGTGCCTCAGATCTCAGAGAAAAGGCTATAGCTATGGTAGGAGAGAAAGAGTATCTGAGGAGGAAATTAGCAGCAGGGTACAACCTCTGGGATGCCGACAAAGAGCTTTTAGATGAGATTCTGAAAAAATAATAACCAATAATGCAACACCGAATTATGAAAGCAACAATCGAACAAGTACAGGAAATTGTATCAGTGCTCACAACAGATGAGCAGCAACTACTCAAAGACACGATCATCTTTGGAGGCTGGGGAGATTCAGAAATGGAGTTTCTGGATGAGAACGGAAACATTGAAACAGTCTATATGTATGGTTACTGTACAAATGATGCCAGCCAGGGAGGACACTTCAAAGGGCGTGTGGTATCTCAGATGTTCCGATCAATGTACAAGAAGCTAGGCCCAGCGAACCACAACCAGATAGGCAGATATATTTCTCACTGTAACGATTGGTGGGGCGATGGTAGCGGAGATATGCTATTTATCAGAACAGGCTACTATAATACCTTTGATGAGTGGGCACGAAGCAATTAAACAATCAATGGGAGGGGCAACCCTCCCACAAATGCAACACTATAAAATTTCAGATTATGGGAACAATGAATCCGCACACTTTTATCACAGAGAAATTCAGACTTATGGCAGCCTTTACAAAGGCTGAAAGCGAGAGTGAAAAACAGCAACTTAGATCCGAATACAGAGAGCTTGCAGAAGCCTATAAACAATGGCACCTCAAAGAATACGGATGGGCTTACGGACAATACTAACACATAAAACAAAGCGATTATGGCAACGAACAAACAAAACCCAACTTACTTAAGAGTGCTTCAGCACGATCGTAGCGATGAGATCCGTATCGGTGTGGCTTTTTGCGCTATCGGAGAGTTAGACAAAGCAGAACAGGAGTGTATCAAGACATACGAAGAAAAATGCGCCTGGTGTGGTGGATTCCGTGCTGCGTGCGAAAAATACTACAAGCGTATTGCCCTGGTGGATGCGGAAACCCTGGAAGCTGTCAGAACCATTTATGAGGATAAATAAGGGGGTTACTATGGGAATTATAAAAGACTTTATCACTGACACTCTGAAAGAGCAAGGAGTAGAAGCGGAATGGGTTGGCAACGCACCTAAAAGAATTAAATCAGTTGCGCAAAGTAAATACGATGATGTTAGAGCCGTTGAACGGAATTACACCAGAGGAGTACACAAGGCAAGAAAGGAGGCTAAAAAATGAAAGATCGGATTGATTCAATATGTGATAGGATATTCAGACAATTAGATAGAATAGAATACTATTCTTTGTTATGTGCTAAGAGTGTATTAGATATTAACGATGCTGCTACAGTAACAGGGTTGTCTAAGAGTTCTATATATAAGTTATGCTATTCGTGTAAAATTCCACATTATAAACGAGGCAAAGTACTATACTTCGACAAAAAAGAGTTGGAAATGTGGCTCAAAGAAATTAAAATCGGGAATTTCAATTTTACAGACACGACAAGCGAGACAGAAACAACTGATATAGGTATAGATAAAATTAAGTCTCTTTCGTTGAGTAGAAAAGAAGCCCAGGAAATTATGATTTCAGAAATAAAAACATTTGCTAATATACTCAAAGAAGAACAAAAAGCACAGTTTGACCAAGAGGTTCAAATACTCATAAATCAAATACAAAAAAGAATTTAACATACAACTTAGATGGCAACACTACTTAAATCAGACGGAACAAGAAAGGAGATCCAGCCTCAGAACGGCACGGATTTCAAACTTGAGGAGCTACAGGCTTATGTGGATGGCTACATAGAGATCGTGAACCTCCAGAATGGCGAAATACTCGTTATCAATGAGGATGGCAAAGATAGATACCCAACAAATGAGGCTGCAACGAAGCTGGCACAGAAACACCGTGCTATCTACTACTGTGATTGGATAGACGGTGATGTGGTACTCTGTAAAGATGAGGAGGTACAATAATGAAATGGATATGGGAACCTGGAGAAACAGAGCAGATGCTGGCTCTCCGACCAAACGAAGCCAAAGCGGTTTCAAAGCTACTGTTAAAGCAGCGCAACGACATACAGAAAAAGTACGATCACTTTGAGGATCTGCACCTGTCTGGAGAGGCTACAGAAAGACAACAGAACCTAATGTTTGAGTACGAGGATATTCTTGGTATTATAGATAATATCATTGAATTAGAATCAGAGAGGAAATAGTTATGGAAACAAAGATATGCCCAAAATGCGGTAAGGAGTTACCAGTATCAGAGTTCAGCAAGAACAGTAAAGCAAAGGACGGCTTACAGAGCCAGTGTAAGAGCTGCCAGAAAGCAGCGCACAAGGAGAAGCAGGAGAGGGTTAAAAAGCTACTGGGGGGGGGTAAAAACGGACTTTCCGTGTACACTCCCAGGGAGTTGATGCAAGAGCTTCACAAAAGGGGCTACAGAGGCACTCTTGAATTTACTGAGGTACATAAAATTGATATAAGTAATTTTTAATATGGAAAGAAAAAATTTATTTAGAGCCAAATGCCAAACATTCCCTAAAGAGTGGATGTACGGACAAATAATCGAAGTTGGCAGAAAATACTACCTATGTCACGAGTTTTGTATAATAGAGCTATCAGAAGATGAGAAAATACTACGAGCCAATTTTGAGTTGGCACAACCAAAGACAATCAGTCAATATACAGGCGTAAAGGATAGTAATGGTGTCGGAATTTATGAAGGCGATATTGTAGAAATTAGAGATCTAAAACATAATTATATAAACATCGCAAAGGTAAAATGGAACGAAGAAATGGGTTCCTGGGGATTACAAGAGAAAGGGAAAGATTTTGTTGGTGTTTATTCGTTAGGATCCTGGAAAAAATACCACACACTAAAAGTGATAGGGAACATTCACGATAACCCAGAGCTAATAATCAACAGAGAGAAATGATATTGATAAACGGAACAAAATTCTGGGATAAGCCTGGCAGTTGCGGAACGTGCCCCTTTTTCATTTCTGGATCTTCCAGGCTTTCTCCATCCGACCGTGGAGTTTGTACACTATGGAATGAGAACCATAGAACATACATAAACCCTCCCAGGAGGTGTCAAAAGCTATTCAACAAGGCTTTCCGTTACCCAGATGGAACAAAGCTCGTTATAGTGGCTGAAAACAGTTAAAAGCGGCTTTATGTTTGTTTTATTAAATAGAATATAGTAATTTTGCGTTCAATAAACACACAGAGATATGCAAGTAATCAGAACTAAGACAGGGAAAGAGGTTAAGATCTTTGCCGAAACTTTCGAGAACGAGGCATACGAGCAGATCAAGAGACTGGCAAACTATCCAGCCTATGAGAACTCAGTGATAAGGATAATGCCAGACAGCCACGCTGGCAAAGGTTGTACTGTTGGTACCACAATGACAATAACCGACAAAGTAACTCCCAACCTGGTAGGCGTTGATATAGGTTGCGGTATGCTCACTATTGAGTTGGCAGATGAAAATATAGACTTTCAAAAGCTGGATTCTGTGATAAGGGAGCTTGTGCCAAACGGATTCAATGTACACAACACCCAGAAAGCATCGTTTGACTTTTCTAAGCTCATTTGTGCAAGCCAGGTGGATCTGGAGAGGGCATACCTTTCTATTGGATCACTCGGAGGAGGAAACCACTTTATCGAAGTGGATCACTCTGAGAAGCACAACAGGAACTACCTTGTTATCCACTCTGGAAGTCGTAAGCTCGGTGGCGATGTATGTAAGCACTATCAGAACCTGGCTGCAAAGACGGAGAGCGATAGAGCCATAGAGATACAGAACACCATTGCAAGGTTGAAAGCGGAGGGGAGAGAGCAGGAGATACAGGATGCCATCAAAAACATCCATACTCCGAGCCAGGACAAGGAGCTTGCCCACCTCACAGGGGAGAACTTTAATGCCTATATGAATGATATGGCAATAGTACAGCGTTTTGCCGTTCTCAATCGTGCTACTATGGCTGATATTATCATTAAGGCTATGGGATTTACCGAGGTAAGCCGATTTGAGACCATACACAACTACATTGACTTTAGCCGAATGATCCTCAGAAAGGGGGCTGTTAGTGCCGAATATGGGGAAAGGCTGCTCATTCCGATAAATATGCGTGATGGTTCCCTTGTTTGCATTGGCAAGGGAAACCCAGACTGGAACTATTCAGCACCGCACGGAGCAGGGCGTTTATTGAGCAGAAGTAAGGCAAAGGAACTGCTGGATATGGAGGAGTACCAGGAATCAATGAGCGGAATATACACCACCTCTGTAAACAGGGAGACTATAGACGAAGCACCGCAAGCCTACAAGCCGATGGATGAGATTATAAGGGCTGTAGCTGACACGGTGGAGATAGAGGATATTATCAAGCCAATCTACAATTTCAAGGCAACAGAGTAATGGAAAACAGGGTTATATATCACGGAGGGAAAGAAAAGTATGTGGGTAAAATCGTTATAATAGACGGAGAGCCTATGCTTGAAACCCCAGAACACTATGAGCGAACATACACAAACGAAACAGGAGGTATAACAAAAGAATTGTCACTAACACCATTTGAGGATGAAACAACAAAGGAACATTATTCACGTTGAGCTGCTGGATCCTCCCAGCGGTTACGAGAAACACCACTATTTCGGATGTGCTGCTGCCATTTATGACACACTGCCTAAAGAGGTGGTAGGAATCAATAAAGAATCCCTCTGGGGCGCAATAAACAGCGGAGAGTACAAAGGCAGAAAAGCAATCATAAGGCGTGGAATACTCCACACAAAGAACACCAACAGAGGCATTAAGAAAGGAGGCAATAAATGATTATCTTATTTGTAAAGTACAGAGTTACCGATGGTATAAACACAACCAAAGAATCGGAGGAGGTAATGAAGTTTGAAAAAGAGGATGATATTTGCACGGAAAGCATAAAGAAAAAATGCACTTATCAACCGAGTTCATACTACAGAGGAGCAGGAATCATATTGGATGAAATAACAAGAGTATAGCTATGATAGGAGCAATAATAGGAGACATTGTAGGATCTCGCTTTGAGTTCCACAACACAGATAACAGAGATTTTGAGCTGTTCACCAGGGAGAACAACTTTACAGATGATACCATCTGCACCATTGCCATTGCCGATGCTATCAATACAGGAGCCAGCTACAAGGATAAGCTGGTAGAATGGTGTAGGAGATACCCTAACCCAATGGGAGCCTATGGTGGTAGCTTTGCCAGGTGGATAGTCTCAGAGAACCACGAACCATACAACAGCTATGGAAACGGATCCGCTATGAGGGTTGCACCTGTATCCTGGGCATTTGAACACAGAGAGGAGGTACTGCTGGAGGCTGCAAAGACAGCGGAGGTATCACACAACCACCCAGAGGGTATTAAGGGAGCGCAAGCAGTGGCACACGCTATCTTCTCACAACGGAAAGGCTTTGATCCTGGAGTACTGGAGGCAGTAGGCAACACATATTATCCAGGCTTTCTGCACCACACTTACACGCCTGGAGTGTTTAATGAGACTTGCCAGGGCACTGTTCCCATCTGTTTGAAGATCGTGCGTTACAGTTCCTCTTTTGAGGATGCAATCAGAAAGGCTATCACCTGGGGAGGAGACAGCGATACGATAGGTGCCATTGTCGGATCCATAGCAGAGGCAGCTTTCGGAATACCAGATGAAATATCACACAAGGCTTTTGAATATCTGCCAGAGGATATGCTGAATGTGATCGGAGACTATTATCACAAACTTAATAACAGATATGGCAAGTAACGACTGGAACAAAGAGGGCTTTTTCTCTGGCATTACAGAGGACTATTCAAACTACAGATGGTATAAGGGAGAGAAAGAGAACCCTTACCAGGGAGACACACAGAAGCCCCTGGCAGCTTCATTCTGGGAATATGAGAGAGAGTTTCACTATTCATACCTGGATAGAGCAGACACAAGCATAAGCCTTGCTGATGCCTACAGCAAATGGAAAGCAGAGCTGATTACAGATCATTTACCTGGTAAAAGTCCGAACCCATACGGAGACACTACCAACTGGGAGGAGGTTTTCAATACAGGCAAGCGATAAACGAAAGAAAGCGAAAGAATACAAAAACTCTTTCGCTTTTTTGTTGCTACATTTCCTCCAGTTCAACCACCCAGCCCTTTCCAAAGCCGTATTTCCTGGTAGTCTCCTGGTACACATTGAGCACCTTGAATTTGGATCCAGCTCTAAATACCACCTCATCCTCTCCTGGATAGTGAGATATTGCCTTAACATCCACGCCCTTTTTACTCTTGATAACGAGCATAAGGTTATCACCGAATATGGTTGTACGGTCTATGTTTGTAGTGGAGGACATAAAAGCCTTGTTCACATACTCCGTGCCAGATGCCATACAGGACTTCATTTCCTGGATGTACTTATCCAGTTGCATAGAATCAAAACTGATTCCAGAGAACACGGTGCCATTATATCTTGGTAACTTCTCCAGAGCTGCGTTGTGGGCTGGATAGTACAACTGGCACAACCCTCCATAGTCCTCAACCTTTCCAAAGTATGTATCAACTATGCCATAGCCGTAATTATTGCACCACTTGGATCCGTATGTATAGCGATTCACCAAACCCAGCTCGTCCTCTGATATGCCTGTTTTCTTGCTGTACTCCTCGATCTTGTGCCTTTCGCTGCTATACTTCTGGAATCTGCCTCCAACCATTGTACTTGCGTGGGTATTCTCTGGAGCGTTCACATACTTCTCCAGAGCCTCAGCAGCCAGCTCCTCAGTTTCCCCATTCAGCTTAACCAGCTTTCCCTGTTTGTCAAGATACTTAAGAGATAGCTCCTTTTTGTAGTCTGCCAGCCTCACATAAGCATCATTCACATAGTCGTTCCACTGGGATCCGTACTTCTCCAGAGCCTTTTCATACAGATCTTGCAATCTCGCAACCTCCAGTTTCTCCTCAGCAGAGGCGAACAGGTCTATAGTAGAACCATCACCACCAGCGGACTTTGCCAGCTTTGCCAGTCGTGCCTTTTCTATATCGTGGATCTTAGCTTTCGCTCTGTCAATGATAGCCTGGATCTCGTTTGCAGTCGCATCATTGCCCACCGCTTCACTCAACTCTGCCAGAATAGCATTTAACGGCTTACTCTTGCTCTTGTATGCCAGGATTGGCTTTGCTGCCTCAACAGCTAACTGATGATCGTACTTTGCCTGTACCTTTTCAAGCTCTGCCTGGAGCATTTTTGCCATTTCTCCAGAGGTCGGAAACTTGTTTTTGTCTGCCACCCATTGAGCTTCAAATTTCAGTTTCTTTATCTGGTAAGCAAGATCACCAGCAGAGATCTTATCCTTGAAAGCCTCAAAGGCATCATACAGGCTTTTTACGGCACTTTCTCCGTATTTCTCTATTAACTCCTTATGATGTTTCTGTTCGGGCGTTAGAGGGTTTATAATCTCGCCTACAGCAGTTTTGTTGTCCTTAATGAAGTACGGCAAAGTTCCTTTTTCGGTTGCCGTGGCTATACGCTCCTCATTTTTCTTTATCCAGTTCTGAAACTCGGTCGGCAATTCCTTTTCCTCGTTGGGGCTTTCTATGTTTCCAGGATCTCCACCATCCAGAATCTCATCAAGCATCTTATCCAAAACATCCTGGGGAGCCAACACCGGGACACAGTAACATCTACAGTTAGGGTGCCAGCCAGTCCACTTGAAAGTTTTGGGATATACGCCTTTCAGATCATCGCAAATATCTGGCTCTGGGTGGTTGTTACTGAGCTTGATTTCTATGCCAACGACAAAATCCAGCTCTCCCCAGCGTTCAAAGTCAGCAGCCCTATAGGCTATGTTGGTCTCGCTCCTGGCAAGCCTCTGGGCGTTCCTGTATGATGATCGGTAAACACCCCTCCCAGGATGGTACTTTTTCGGGTTATCATCAACCCACTTATAAGAGTTGGTTTCAGAATCATACACCCTGCGTTTCCACTTACGCCCATAGATAGGGTTTCCCTCCTCATCTTCTCCGATTTTCACACGGAAACGCCTGTACCATCTATCTGGATCATTCAGATAGCCCTTGATTTTCGTTGCCAGTTGGTTTGCTGGTGTACCCTCTCCAATGGCAAGATCCAGAGTATTCTCCAGTTCCTCCTTGTACATACCAGCGTATTTCCATACTTTCTGAGAGAGATTCAGCCCCTCATCGCCTGTTTTCCTGGCAAAGAAAGCATCCATAGCCTCCTTGTTTCTAAGGAACAGCCTGGAAAAATGCTTATCCTCTATAGATTGCTCTCCGAATACACTCTTTACAAGCTCATCATTATTCTCGTTTGACAGGATCCACTCTTTTTCAACTCCGCTCCTTATAGCCTGGTAGGAACGGCTGTACATATTCCTAAAGATAGGCGTTACATCCTCACTATACCCATACTCAGAAAAGGAGAAAGGCTTTCCCTCCTCCAGTTCCGTACCTTTTACCAGGTTAATGATTTCGCCCAGTGCCTCGTTGTAAATAGCACGAACCTCAGCAGCATAGCCCTCCGTTCTCTTGAAAAGCTCCTGCTGCTGTTTCTTATAGTCTATGTACTTTTTCTTTGCCATTCATTAAATACGCTTTGTGAAGTGTTCGCAATAGTCTCTGGTTAGGTACTTGCTATACTCGTGGAAAGGGCACTTGCAAAGGATACAGTGCCCATCCAGGGCTTTACTATGGAAGTCCGTGGCGTGTTTGCAGTCCTTACAGGTGTACGCTGGTCTCTGTATGATCTTCTTTGCCATTAGTCAGCCTCCCCAAACGCATCCATTCTATTAAGTTCCTTTTGCTGCTCCATCCGCTCAGCCTCCTCCTGCTTGATCCTTTCAAGCTCTGCCTTTGCATCCTTAACCAGATAGGAGAGTTCCAGGTAGGTTTCACGGCTCATAGCACCATCATTGAACTGCTTTGAAATATCGGCAAGCGTTTCACTCACATCATCGCCAAACGGCTCTTGAAATTCGTGCGTTACCTCCAGAGCATCATACTCAGCCTTGTGTGCATAATCCAACACATTACCCATTATGGCTTTCATAATGGAAACGTGCCTGTTCATATAACCATCGTGGCTTTCCTTGTGTCTCTCTGCCTTGATAACAGCCAACAGCATAACCTTTCTGATCGCCTTAGCAGAAAGGTTGCCCAGGCTTTTCATATTGTCAAAGTCAATGTTAGGCGTGAACGACTTGGAAAGGATATGTTTCTCCAGCCTCTCAAACTCATTCTTTTTGCTCTCTGAGGCTTGATCCCAGGTAAGGTAGCTAACACTACCTCCGTTTTTCAAAATAAACAGCTTAGCCTCCTCCTCAGCTTTAGGCAGAGAGTTAAGGATCTCAGCAGAAGCAACCATCGCTGGATTTGCAAACCTATCATTTACATCCGCATCGGTGCTCTCCATATTCTCATCCCTCTCAATCAGAGCCTGTACATCTGCGTGCTCTGGATCCTGCTCGAAAAGCAACACAGGTATTTTACCAACTGGATTCTGCATAACAAGAACCTCCCAGCCGACATTTCCACGCTTTGCCCTGTAGATGGAATCAGCGGTGTAAATATCAACGTGAAAAGAAGTCTTGTTGCCAGCATCGGTAAGGTAGTACCCCCAGGCAAATGCCGTTAGGCGTTTGTACTGATCCTTGATAGTGTAGATATAATCGTTGTTGCCTCTGCTCAATACATTCAGCAACAGATTTGGCTTACCATCCTTATCCTGGTAGGTATGGTAGAGGATGGAAGAACATCCCTCAGCTCCAGCAGCTCGCTTAGCCTCCCTTACACAGGCGTTGAATCGTGTAGTCCTTAAGAGGTCTATGTACTTGGAGAAAGCATCATCCGTTCCATCGCTTGCTTGCGACCACTTTACAGGTCTGCCATAGAGAAACACAAGCGCAATCTCGTTAATGTATTTTTGCCAGGGAATAGGCAACTTGTTTCTCTTGCTCCAGCGTAAAAAGTTGCCTTTTTTGTCATACACAGCTCGATCCTTGCGCTCCATAATCTTATGGCTGCTGATTTCATACTCCAGCAAGTGCTCTGCTGCTTTCTCTGCTCGGTTATTCATCATAGATAATGCCCTGGTTACATCCTTAGATGCCAGAAGCTCTGAAAAGCTCTGCTGATAACCGACAGCAGCCTTAACCTCGTTTGTAATTACGTTTATCAGTCCCATTGTTCAAATTATTTATGCTGTTATACCTAATCTCCGCTCTATATCATCTGGAATATCGTACTCGTTGTAATCAAACCAGGATCTCATCAAAAACATATCCCTCCAGTCTGGAGAGCAGCCTATATCCTCCTTGATTTGTTCCTTTGGTTTCAGTTTCAGTTTTCCGTCAGAATCGGCTTTCCAGGTTTGCAGTTGTTCCAGCTCCCTCACAATCTCCTCCCTGTCTGCCTGGCTTATCAGATCCTCATCCACACCCACCTCAGAGGCGTTAATGTGCTCTGCCAGCTTATATCCGCATTGTGTCTGGAGATTCTGGTAGTTCTCTCCGTTGAAAGGAGTGGAGTTGTTCACAAAGCCCTGTATATCGCAATTATCTACCACGCCACCGCCTACACCGTCCTCATCCACTATGCACTTGTGCCTGGGAATACGGTACTTTTTCTGTTTGGCAGTTATCCAGGTCTGAATATCCGTTGTCTTGCTGACAGGGAAACAAACAAGATCCACGATAAACCACCCATCCCACACAGCCAATCTGGCATAGTCGGATCCGAATCGTGCTATATCACCAGTGATATAGTGTGTACCTGTTCGTATAGCCAGCTTATTGCCGAATATCTCGCAAATGGTATCGTGTGAGCAGAGAGCGTTGGGGTTATCATCGTACTCCCAGTTACCCTTGAAAAGTCTCTCAAACTTTACCTTATCCTTTGTGGTACGCAATCCCTCTATGTAGTCTGGATCTATAAACGGATTCTCCTGTACCAGGCAAGCCAGGTAGAACATATACGCTGGCAGATCCCCCTTGAAAGATGGTTTGTAGAATGTATCATACATCCAGTTCTTTTTGGGGTTACAGGTGATAAACAGCTTACGCTTCAAGCCCAGCTCTGCGTTAAGGTGCCTACCTATACGAGTTTTGAGGGTATCATAGGCACCAAAGTTCACCTCTCCACCCTCCTCAATCCAGCCACCAGTGTACTCAATGGAGCCGTAACGCTCATATAGAGGATCACCAGGCTTGTACTGGAGATCCAGCAAGTCTATCCTGGATCCATTGAAAAACTCAATGTAGTTGTATTGCCCATTATACTTGTAAAGCGCATCATCCACACCATACCTCCGACACACCTTGTAGAATGTAATCAGAGTTGATTGAGTGATACGCTTAAGCTCAGCTCTGCCTATGAACCATTTTGAGCCAGCATAGCAGAGACACATAAAAAGCAGCCAGGCAGCACCAGTCCAGGATTTAGCACCACCAGCAGCACCTCCGTACAAAAACTCAGCGTGTTCCTCATCTGTCAATATCTGTAGAGCCTGCTCCTGCTTCTCGTGCTTCTTTCCATCGGAGACGGTTATAAAGTCAAAGCACCCACGCTTGAACAACTCCATCTTGACTGCAAGTGCCATCGGCACATCTGTAACCTTACTTCGTGCCATTGCCAGACTTTATTTTCTCCAGCAAGGCATTGTACTGTAACAGCTCCTCAGTTGTCAGAGCAGACAGATCCACGCTGTTGTTGGTTAATTGAACATCGCTTTCTATCGGTTGCGTTGCCTTACCAAACACACGATCAAATAACATTTCAACTGTAGAGGTACGACCATACCGAATATCTGTATTGATAGCGGAAACCACATTGAGAACCCAGATAGGGGTTTTCTTGTTTGGCTTGTTATCAGCAGACTTTACCAACGGCTCTAACTCCTCTGGTGTGCTCTCCATCAGAAAGCGGATCACTTTCAGATAATCCTCCTTGCTCATTTCAGCAGCCACCTTTTTACCTGTGATCGTTTTGATATACTTATATACAGAGGGCTTCCTGCCAGCGTTTGCTGGTTGGTTTGTACTGGTAAACCTGTTACCTATCTTATTTCCTACTTCAAAGCCCATCAGTTGATTTTTCGTTGATTTCCGTGTTTGACAAACACACTTATGAGGCAAAGAAAATCGGGCGTTCCAAAAGGCACCCGATTCCCTTAACCTGGTGAATTACTCGTTAGCTTTCTCCTGCTCCTGGTACTTGCCCCAGAACCAGGCAATCATATCAGTATATTCCTCGCTGTAGTCAAGCTCCTCATCCAGAGCTTCAGCTTTGTGGATAACACTTGTGAGGTGCTTCTGCTGCTCATCAGTAGCGTTCCAGACCTCAATCTCTCCGTTCAGTTGCTGCTGGATCACCTTGATTTCATCAGCGGTTAATTCAATTTTTGTCATAACTTCCTGTATTAAGTCTTACAAAATTACTTTATAGTTTATACTTTTTGACGATCGCCTTGACCTTTTTCGTGTATTTGTCGGCTTTTCCGTGAACAGCCTTTGTTGTAGCCTCAGCCCAAAACTCATCTATGTTGGTCTTGGAGTATTCACCATAGCCAGACTTCTTTTTGTCCTTTCTCCAGGACTGGTACATCTTTGCGATCTCTTTTCCTGCTGCCTTGTGGTTAGCTCCAGACAGAGAACTGTTCCAGGTTGCGTGTGCCAGTTCGTGTGTTACTGTATGAGCCAGAGGCTTGTTTGTCTTGGTGTGCCATCCGCTCTCATATCCTTTCCTGGTTGAAGCCTCAACAGCCTTTTTGCCCTTGTTGAAATAGGACTTATTGAGGTAGATAGCCTCAGACTTACCGCCAGAGGAAACCTGTACACCCAGTGTGCCAGCACTCAAAGTAGCCAGCTTGATATTCTTTTCACGAACACCCAGAACAGAGTGGAATCGTGAAATTGCAGCCTTTGTTTCCTTGTACATCTGGGGATCTTTCATCTTCACCAAAGATTCTACTCCAGTGACCTTGCCCTTGTAGTTGCTATCTCCAGGCTGTAAGCCTCCCCTGGTACCGCTTGAATTACGTCCCATATCGTCTATTTTTTACGGTAAAACAATTCTGGGTTATCCAAGACACTATCCAGGACTTCTTTACCATCCTCTTTCGCCTTGATCTCCTCTTTTAATAGTTGAATTTCGTTTTCAGTTAGTACATCGGCTGTCAAACCGTATTCGTCTAACAATACTTTGATTTTATCTTCCATATCGGTAAATATAATAGTTTAACCTCTCTTTTTACTATAATGCCATCCATATTTCTTTGCCATCTTCTGCATCACCCTGTGATAGTGTGTTGTTTCAGCTCTTGCTATGCTATCATCGCTCCAACCAGTCTTATTGAGGTAAGCGTGCATTTCCGATTGCACCTCCTTGTTTGCTTTCATAAAAGCATCACCAACCTGTTTTGCACTTCCTCCCCATCCTCCTTTTGGTCTTTTCACAGAGAATGTGTAAGTAGGTGTTACAGCCCTTATCTCCCTTGCGTTCACATTTACAGCGGACACAATATCTTGAACAGAGAAGGAGTTTCCTATTCTCCTTATGCCTGTTGCACCCAGGGAGCGTGGATGATTATGTGTGAGTATGCTGTTAGCTGGTATGTCTTTCGGATCGTATGCCACTTGTGCACCTTTTCCACCTACTGACTTCAACAGGTTCCCACTCTGAGAAAAAACGTGCAAAGATTCATCTTTGTTACCACGGATCTTTCCCTCCATACCAAGGATATTCTTTGTCATTTTAGCAGAATACCCCTGCTCTGTAGCTCCTCTGGATATACCTCCAGACTTTGTACCTCTTGCCTTTACACCTCCGCTATTTCTACCCATAGTTATTTCTTTTTAGCGTTGATAAAGTCAGTTATATACAGAAGCCCTTTCTTTCGGCAAAACTCCTGGATCTCCGTGCCTCCTCCGTAAACAATCAGATTCGGCTTTTCCAGTCCGCTTATTTCCTGGGCTACCTGGAGATCGGACTTAAGGCTCTCCATCCACCCGTCCAGCCCACGAGTAAAGAAAGCATTATATCCTTTCGGGATCCCCATTTTGTTATATTCAATAAACTTGTGAGATACATTCAAATCCGCATAGACTTTTATTCCGCATTCCTGTAGATACCTGGAAAGCCACCGCTTTTTATATATGAGCTGAATACCCCAGGCTATAGGCGTTTGATCGTGACAGCTACAATTAGGCTCTACAATAGCCTGGCATCCGCTTGTGAGTAAGTTGATAGGATCTTTCCAGAGCTTTTCAAATCTGTAATCATCCACATAGAAATGATATGTAGCCACATCCTTACGCAATCGGCTGTTAGCTCCCCAGGGAGACAGAGGCAGCTCAACCTTTCCAGCTTGCATATCAAGCAAAAGGTTTGGGATTTCATAGATATTGTCGCTATCATACAGAACATCCTTGAACATCGAGCGATAGAAAGCCTCCTTTTCGTTTTCCTCCTCATCCTCGCTGCTATCCTCATCTTCTGTGTCCTCGGCACCATCACTCTCTGGTTCCACTGGCTCATCCTCCTGCTTCTTTCCTTTCTTTCTGGGCTTCTCCACCTCCTCATCGGGAATAGTCAAACCCATAAAGTCAAAATCAACATCTTTCCAGTATTCATCCACTTGCAAAACGCCAAAGTTCCATTCTCCATTGTTGATATTGTCCCTTGCGATAAGATCCCTTTCCTCATCTGGAGTAAGCTCTGAATACAGAACGGTCGGCACCTCTGCCAGCTTCAATTTCTTTGCAGCCTTTAGCCTCTGGTTGCCACACAATACAACCAGCTTGCCCTCTCGCTCAACAAGAGCCAGAGGGCGGTGCTTCCAAAAGCCGTTTATCCGTATGGATTCTACCAGTCGCTCAAAATCCTTTTTAGAAATCTTCCTGGGATTTTCAGCAAGCAGTGTCAGCTCGGACGGACTTCTGTATGTCAGATCACTACATTTCATTGTCGTTTTCCTCCTCGGTTGTCTCCTGGTTCTCCTCTGTATCTGCCTGGCTTGATTCATCCACCACCAGATTCTCAAAGTTATCCATCACATTGAACACCTTACGGATCAATTCTGCCACACGGACAAAACGGAAATGTTTGCTATGTCCTACATACACCAGTCTGCTGCCATCGTTCACATCCACGCCAACGGCATAGAACTTCCCCCTGTAGTCAATAGGTAAACTCACTTTATTGTCATAGAGGAACAGCCTGTTCTCTGACACTCCAGAGATAGTAGCGGTACGGTTGTATTTCCCATTGAGGAATACGCAAGCCTTATCGCCCTTTTGGAAAGGCGCATCTGGAAACAGCTTGTTAAACTGATCGCCAATACACTCACGACCACCACAAAGCCAGAATGCCACAAAGGCAAGTGCCACTAAAACAGATAGTACGATCCAAATCATATCTTTTTATTTACTTGGTTAATATCTTATGCAAAGATAGTGAATTTGTGTTTGATAAACACACTTTTAGGCGAAAAAGAGCATCAGAATCCGTAAATTAGCATAGCAGCATCCCTGCTGTGCTCGTTTGTCCGCTTTTCCCATCCAGTTATAGCCTTGAAACGCTCCTGTGTCAGCTTGGTAACATTACGCTTTGGAGCCACCATTTCATACTCAACTTCCAGATCCTCCAGAAAGGCATCCCAGATAGAGGCATCACGCTTGACAGAGCCAACGCCCTGTAGCCTCTTGCGCTCCTCCTCCCTGCTCATCCTTTCCGTTCCAAACCAGGTTCGCTGTCTCGGATCCTCAACCCTCACTACGACCTTAGTAGATTTACTCTCCGCTATCTCCTTATACTCCTCCACGACTTTCATAGCCTTATGGATGGTTGTTGTCTCAACCAGGAGCAGAGATCGCTTTCGGTTGTCCCAAATAGCGATCCCTGTGTTTACGCCTGTATCTATTCCGATATAGTACATTACTCCTCCTCGGTTGCTCCGTTTGGTATCTGGTATAGGATAACGCCTTTCGTTGTCTTGCTTACCTCTCTTGGGCTGAAAAGCATTGCCATCATTACATCATCTGGCAAGAACTTGTAGCGGATCTCCTTAATGTCTGGCAGTGTAACAGGGTGCTCACTGATAATATGGAGGCTCCACAAGCCATCCTCCCTGCTCACTGTTACTACAGATGCACGGTGTAGGAACGTGCCAGTCCTATACGCTCCGTAATCATCAACAGCCTCATACTTGTTCTTGGCTGATTCCTGGAGCAGTTCTTTGATTTTTGGAGAAAGTCGCTGCTTGCGCTTCTCAAAGTAAGGAGGATAGAACACCTTGCCAGTGATCTTCTCGTTAGCCTCATCCAACATTTTCTGCTGCTTCTTTTTCAGCTCGTTTTGCAGTCTCTCTACGTTTTCTTTCGTGATCTTTTCCATATCTATTACAATTTATAGGGTGAAACAATGTCATATATTGCCTTGCAGATCTGAATGTCATACAGGGCATCGTGGAGCTTCGTATCATCCACCTCAATACCCAGAGCCTTAGCAACGGTGCCCTGTTTGAAATTCTCCATCTGGGAACGCTTTTCTGCCAGGAAAGGAGTAGCCAGCACCATTACATCTATGCTGTTGCTCCAGAACCAGGATCCAAAATACTTATCTCCATTCTGGATAAACCAGGCTCTGAGGAACTGGTTATCAAAGTGGGCGTTATTGTAGCCAGCCAGGAAAAACTTATCCTGCTTATTGTAGCGATCTACATACTTGGAGAGCATATCCACGAACTGTTTGTACACCGTTTCCATCGAAGGGTATGCCAGGATCTGCTCTTTTGTTACTCCTGCCACATCCAGAGCCTCCTGCTCAATCAGAGCCTGTGGATTTGGTTGTACTCTAAAGTCAAAGGTCTCTTTCACCTCTCCATCTATGATGATCTCTCCGCTCAACTGGTGAATGCCGTGTTTGTTCACCAGGGTACCTGTTGTTTCCAGGTCAAAAAATACTACTTTCATTTTCTCTTTATATTAAATTTTACATATCCGAAACAGCTGTAATACCGCTCCATTTTGGCGATCATTTCTCTGTACGCCTCTCTACCAGACACCTTGATAATGTCCTTTTTGAGTTTCCTGGGGAGTTTTGCCTTAATCTCGAATTGGGGCTTTAGCTCCATCTTACATATAATCTGTCCCATTCGCCTATTAGTAAAAATGAATTTTATCTGAACTCATTATGCAACGGATAAGGTGCTCCTTCTCATTATCTGTAGCTCTCCTTACTTTGCACCCCTTACAGAAGTTTCCCCAACCAGAGGATCTTTCTATAATTCCATCTGCTGTTTCTCCTATCACAACGCCATAACCATCACCAGTAATATATCCATTATGAATGAATACCCTGCCAGGAGATTTGCTATCGCTTTCCGTAACAAGAAATTCTCCTATTTCAAATTCCGACCGTTTCATTTCTCACCTCCTTTCTTGTACTCCTTAACAGCCTTGCTTAAGCTCTCTGTTCGCTCCAGGATGGTTGCCATCTTATCTACATCCACCATCACCTCACCATCCATATATGCCCATACTTTTCTCAGAGCCTCCGCTACAGCCTTAGCCTCCTTTGCATCTTTCAGAGAGTTCAGAACCTCCTTGTTGGTTGCGGTTGTCCTACCTTGCTCCTGGGCGGTCTTGACAGCGGTCTTTGCAGCCGTCACCTGTTCCCTCTCACTCTCATAGTTTGCTGCTATCTCCTTTGCTGCTTTCACCGAAAGCTCGCCTTTCACGATCTTCTCCTGGATGTACGGAGGGAGATCCAGCAGAGAGAGGCATTTGCTGACAAAAGCAGGGGATTTCTTGAACTTGTCGGCAATTTCTATCTGGCTGTAGCCAAACTCCTCCTTAAACCGCCTAAACATTATGGCACATTCGTACTCAGTGAAACGCTTACCCTCGTTTCTCATCATCTGCTCTATATACAGATCCTCCAGGCTTGCATCTTTCGGAGCTTTGAGGGCTTTAATGTACTGGATATTTGCGCCCTCCTCAATAGCCAGCATAGTAGCCCTGTAACGCCTTTCTCCGTCCACCAGCTTGTAACGCTCCACACCATCCTCTTTGAATGGGATAACAGTTACAGGATTTAGTACGCCCTTTGACTTGATTTGCTCTTTCAGCTCCTCCAGATCAAAATCTCTGCGTACATTGAAATTCTCTACCACGACAATGTTTCTCGGATCAATGAGAAATATATCTGTTCTTTTTGTTGCATTAGTTTCCATTTCTGATAATCTTGTATGTTACAATGTCTTTTCCTCTTACCTCGTTTGTTGTTTCAGTCCAGGAGAAACCACAAGCGATACATCTTACAAGCACCTTGCGCTCTCCGATAACACCTATATTGGTTTTCTCCAGACTGTCTGTCTTACATAGCGGGCACATAGCTAATATCTAAAGTCCGTGAAGTGAATAACCACACCCTCAAACACATTGGACTTTGAGCTACCAAAGAACCACTCCACAAAGTCGGCTACACTCAGACCGTCATTCTTAGCGATCTGTTCTACTGGCACTTTCTTACCATCCACCCACGCCTGGGGAACAGGATCATCTGTGCCATAAGTCATAGTGATGTGTTGCAGTCCTATCTTCTCGCACCTGGCAAGCTCTCTCTGCTCTGAGTTGTAAGGTCTGCCAGTCCACTCTCTCAAAGAAAGATATTTGTCACCAGAAGCAATACCATTGTACCGCTGCTCCCATACATTTTTTGCGTTGTATCGGATCGTGTGCTTTTTCTCTCCTGTTTCAGTTTACCCTCAAAACCAGTAAGCTCTCCAGCCCTGGAATGAGCTACAGGGAACACCTTACAGAGAGTAAGGATCACCTTTTTCTTATTTTGATTCATAGCAAAATTGTTTTACAAGCCATTCATATTTTTTGTTTTCTGCATCATCGGCATAAAATGAATATCCGAGTTTTATATACCACTTTTGCATAAAAGTGTTTTTTTCAACTCTTAAAGTGACGGCTCTGAGACTATAGGATTTTGCTCTACTTTCAATAGCTTTTATTAGTTTTGTGCCCCATCCTTTTCTTCTCATAGCTTCAATAGTTTTCACATTTGCAATAACTCCATAAAACTTTCCAACGAAAAGAGTTCCGCTCGAACATACATTAGGCTTTCCCAAAAAGAAATCTATCCTTTTTGATATTGTCTTTCGATCTGATTCTATATCGTTCCAATCTAAAACCACGTGTTGCATTCGTTTTTACTTTAGTCTTATGAATTTACCTGGTATATTGCTCCTCTCCAGAGCCTCAGCATTACCTTCTCCGAAAGAGATAAGAACACTTCCGCAACCTGGGCTGTCTCCTTTTGTCCCATCCTGTCTATAGAACTTGATTCTACCTCTGACAAACAGAATTGCCGTTGCATTCGGAAAGATTACATCCTGGAACATCTTGCTATCGCATCTGTTAAAGAGCAGAGCTATACCATTGTTGTTCTCTACCATCTTATCTACAAAACGCTCTATAAGCGGTCTGCTGTAAGGAGGATTGAGCCATACCCTTTGCCCCCCCCCAATCACTTTTTAAGCCATCCTCAGACGGTGTTATGTGTCTTGTAGCGGTATTCCACAGTCTATGCTCTGGAGAGCAAGGATCAAGATCGAACTTTCCGCAAGCATCCACTATTTCCTTTGGAGTGTACCACTCATCGGTGGCATTCGCACTCCGCTCAAAACTTGTATTCATTTTCTGTAACTTTTTCCCTGAAAGTGCATCCTGTCAAACATTTCTCTGAGGCGATCATCTATACGCTCTCCGTACCTATCACTGATTTGTTTATCTGAAAGGTTGGATGTTATCACCGTCCAGCTCTGCCTGTCATACCTGGCGTAAAGCAACTCCGTAATAGGAGAGAACTCATTGCCATAGATCTTAAGGCTTACAGGCTCGGTGCCTATATCATCTATGAAAAGTAGCTCCTGGTTTACCAGTCGTTTATACAGGTCTGGATTCTCGCTGTAAGCCTTTGCCAGGTTGATAGCCGTAACTCTGTAAACTGATTTCCGCTCGTTGCTGTAACAGCTATCAAACAAGTAGTTCACCAGGTTACACATCGCATTTGCAAGTGTCGTTTTACCTGTTCCACAAGAGCTACCATAGAGCATAAGCCCGAACTTATTATTCCCCATCATCCACTTTGCAGCCTTGCTGATCCTTTCCTCAGTCGTACTGTCTTGAATGAACTGTGCGTTTCTTTTGATAACCTCGGCTTTGTAGCAGTTTAGCAGCATTGCCGATAGTTCTTTATGATCCATTTTGGAAAGGCTAAAGCGTGTCTCGATACGCTGGTGAATCTGATGATTCAGCATTCGTAACAGCCCCTCCATTGATTTTGTTTCCATATTTCTGTAGATCTTCGTAATACTTATCTTTTACCCATCCTCTTATCGTTAGATAATCGGATTTATACTTTCTGCCTTTTGAACCCTTATAGTTGTTCAGAATGTCTATCATTACCTTTGTAGGCTCCTCTCCATACTCGGCACATAGTTTTCCATATTCTATGTGTGTAAGGGTTACAAATTCAGCATACTTGTACTTTTTCTTTTTGTCCGCTGCTGCCTGTTGCTCTGGAGTTAGCGGTGGTGGTGTCTCTGGCACATCCTCAGTACCAGAAAACAAGTCTGCTGGCTCTTGTGCAACTTCCTTTTCTGCTGGAGGATCTGGAGCAAGAGGAGTTCGTGTAGTAGGTATAGGAGCAGATAAAATTTTTGCTTTGGTGCTTTCTCCACCTTTTTTGCCTACCTTTCGCCTTACGGCACTTATCTGTTCCTGTCTCAGCATCTTCCTACTACAGAAAGCTCCATCATCACGAACTACACACAAGCCAGTAGCTATGAGCTGATCCAGCCAGCTTTCACTTCCAGAACTATCCACACCTACCAGTCTTATTATCTCGTTCCTCGTGTAGATTGCACCATCTGGCTTAGCCATAACACCACGCTCTTTACTCTCCCACATATAGCAAAGCATATCTATCCACAACCCCCTTACATCTGGAGGCAGATTCCTTACAGCAGGGAGCGTTAGCCACTCCACTGAGTTGAAAGGCATTTGTGGTGTTTTGTCTTTTTTCGCCATATTGTGATTGTTAAGGGGAGAGCGTAGGGAAAGCCCCACGCCTCCCACATAGAGCATTTATACCTCCATTATTGCAATTTGTGGAGCTATGTTTTTAATCTTTGCCAGAACCTCATCCAGGCACATATCTCTGTACTCCTCTGCCACTTCGTTTGCACCAGGAGAAACGAGCTGGAGCAGCACTTCACCATTTACCAGGTAGTGATCAAACTCTACCTCAATGGCTTGTTTTGCAGTGCCCTTGAAAATAGGGATGTTCACCGTGAAGCTCTTAGGCAGATTGCTCTCAACCTGGCAACGGTACACATCCGCTGTAGAGCCAGACGGATCTTTCTGCTTCTGGATTTCTGCCTTTGCATTTGCCACAAAGTTTTTCAGAACAGATACCAGTCTCATACACTCCTCTTTGTCGGCAAAGATGCCCCTGTTAAGGCGCAAAAGCTGTCCCAGTTTGGCAGGAGCGAAAGCAGCCTCTGGGTTGTTGATACCAAGTTTCAGATAGCTGTCTGAGAGTTCAACAGAACCAGAGAGAACGCCTTTCTTGTACTCATCATCCTCATTCACGGTAAGGGTGATAGTCATTTTCTCACGATCCACCAGGATATTTGCCTTTTTCTGATCCACGGTGTCAATACGCTTTTCCAGCCAGTCAAAAGGCGTGGAGATAACGCCAGAAACTTTCACCTTGATAGGCTCCTTTGTAGGCAGAGCCTCAACAGCTTTTGGAGCATTACCAATACGGTAAACCACCTCAATAGGCTTTTCGCCTGTGTAGTGCTCAATGTTCACTGTCAAACCTTTTTCTTTTTCTTCCATTGTAGTAAGAATTAAAATGTTGATAAATTAGTTGTCCGTACCTGTAGCTGGCACTTCCTCCCAGGTCTTATTTCCGTCTCTGAGGGCACGGAAAACATTACGCTGCCTTTCCTCCTGTGTCATAGGTCGTTCCTCCAGCTTGTAGCCCTCTGGAGAGTAGATACCTACCATACCCTCCTCATCATCCACAAACTTGTAGCAGTCTCCCTTGATCCATTCACCTCCAGATTTCAGCTCATCCAGAATCTTACCTCTCCGCTCGGAAAGAGGTTTGATTTTACCTTTGATGGTTGCTCTATGCTCCGCAAGTTCCTGTTCAAGTTCTTGCATCTGGATAGATACATTAGCCAGTTCAGACCGTTTTTCGTTGATCTCTGCCTGGTCAAACTTTCTGGTATAGCTCCGTTCCAGAATCTGATCGCAGCTATCCTTCATAATTTGCTCCCTCTGTTCGATAGGAGTTTCAGATAACATTACATCTTTCATTGCGTTTTGAATTTAGTTAATGAATATGTTTGTCAAACACACTTCTTTACAAACGCTCTCCTACCTCAAAGTTGAATTTCAAGTATTCAGCCCAAAGCTCAATGAACTGCTGCCCGAAATATGCAGCCTTTTCCTCGGTTTCCTGGCACAAGCGGAACCCAAAGTACGCACTCGCATGCGAGGAGCGATGATTCGCATACAGACAACCGAAACCCGCATTCGCACCAGTAACCGCATAAGCAGACAGGAGGGCACCCCTCTGTTTTTCATTAAGACTGTTAAGCTCATCCTTAGTCCAGAGGGCAAAATACGGATAGTAGAACCACTTTGATCCATCGGCATCTGGCTTAGGTTCCCAGTTACGCCCCCAGAGGGCACGGCTGATAGTCTCCAGCTTGTAGAGTGCCACAAGGTGTTTCGGTGCTATGAAATGCTGTGAGCCAGTTTCTACAACAGTCTCTTTGTCATTCTCATCCGTATAGAGAATAGGCTTAATTCCAAGAGCCTCACAAGCATCCTCATAGCTCTTTATTGTCTTGTAATCATCCAAGTTTGGAGTGTTCGCCTTTGCATCCTTTCCAAACAAGGCTTCCAGCAGTTTCTTGCCGTTCTCATCAGCTACTTTATAAGCAGCTTCCACATTCTTTTTTTCAATTTCAATTTTGCTCATCTTTCAATGTCTTTAGTTTTTTAACCAATTTATTTGTTATTCTCATTGCATTCTGTACTCTTAGGCTTTGCCCTGGAGGGATGCTATTTATCAGTATCGGTATCAACCGTATCAGCTCCGACACTACAGCGTTGGGTATTCTTTTCATCTTTCCAAAAGCGATCTGGATCTGGTATTTCAATGTTAAGGAACTCTCTTGCGTACTCCCTCAGCTTTTCGCAATAGGTTGAAAATGTAACGGTGTCCATCATTGCAGTTGAACCAGGGAACTCTATAATCTCTCCTGTATGTTTGTTCACTACTTTGTCCGCTGTCATTTGCGCCTTGAAAAACTCGTGTACTTGCTCCACACTCACGAACTCCCAGCCAGCATCCAGTAGAGCCTCCAGGAGCATAGGGTAAATGCAACCCCACAGCCATCCGTTCTGATCGTTAGATCTGGGCTTACGGACTTTCTTAACCTCAATCCTGTAGATTCCATCGCACACCTGGCTAAACCAGGAATACAGGGGCGCAAGATTGAAAAGCCCTCCTTTTTTCTCTACCATCACTTTTGCCATACCTACATCCTGTCTATGTTGATTGTTAAACCTGGTCTGGCAGCATATACAGCCTTTCCTGTCAGCTTCTCAATCTCAGACACGAAAAACGGCTCATCACTGTTGTTGTCTGAGAGGTGCAAGAGCACCACATTTGAAACCTGGGAAAGATCATTAGCAGCCAGGAATGACTTACACGAATGCAACTCAAAATGAGAGGTCATTAGGCGTTCTCTCTGAGAGGGGAGTGTACGACCGTCTCTAATCGCCTCAATGAGCTTTTTATCGGAGTAGTTACACTCCACCAGCACATTATTCAGCCCAACGAAACGGTACTCACACATACAGCTATCAGTGAGAAAGAACAGCCTACCGCAATCTGGGTGTTCAATCAGATAACCAACGCAAGGTACATCGTGGCAAGCGGAGAACGGCATCACCTTGAATCTTCCAAGTTTGTAGCCTCTGCCTGGCTTCACATCAATACAGCGAGAGCCAGTAACCTGTTTTGCAGCCCACACCTCTGGAAGCGCCAAAGTATAGAAACCGCTCTCCACCATTGCCTTGATATATTTAGCGTGATCGTTATGCTGATGAGTTATTAAGCAGCCAGCAACCTTTCTAAGGTTGAAACCAAGAGCTTTCTTTACATCTATGAAACGGATTCCAGCCTCCAGGATCAGAGCCTCATTTCCGTTATCCAGGATGTAGCAGTTTCCACTACTTGAACTGCCTAACACTTTCAATTCCATATCCTACTGATTTTAATAGCCTGGATCTTCCATTTCACTACCTGGGAGCTGCTTTGCATCCTCCACCTCTTGATAGTCCACATCTGCCATATCTACAGTCTGAGCGTTGGCATTGTTCTGGATCAGAGTGTCCCTGCCATCTGTAACATCATCCCCCTCATAGTCGTTGGAGATAGCATTTTGCATTTCAACGGAGAGATAGCCGTATTTACTGAGTAAATTTCGGATCACCGTCTTTATTGCCATTCCGTGAAAGTTTCCGAGCCAGCCTACAGTCTTACTGTCTGGAGCCATTGGTAGATCTGCCAGGGCTACCAAGCTATCCACTGTTACATCTACCTTGTTGCCAGCATCATCATACTTAACAAGCCCCTTGCTGTATCTTTTGGCGTGGTTTGCCATCTGCTCAACAGTCATATACAGCGTCTTGCTAAAGCCGTTCAAAAGCTCAAAGTAGCAGAAGTAGCCAACCACCTTATCAGAGGTGCGTTCACCATCAAAGGCGATCTCTCCAGTGAGCTTGTTTACCTTGCGAAGCTCACCCTCATAGACAGCATCTGCATTGATTGTACGATATTGCCCAGTACGCATAGCGAGCTGGATATATCCTTTGTAGCCCATCTGGAAAACTGGCTCATAGACCTTAACCCATTTCTCATTTACTTTCTTTGTGTTCTTGAAAGGAATCACATAGGCATATCCCAGAGCCTTGTTGATAGGGAGGTGCAAAACCGCTGCTTTCAGAGCCTCCATAACCACCTGTTTAGGCTGGCACTGCTGGAGACCTGTATCACCGTTGTATAGGTCAATAACCGAGGCTACAAAGGTGCCAGCGTTCTTGCCCAGGGCGTTCTTGAACTGCTGCTGTACACTCTCAGCATTCATTATGCTTTTCAGCACATCTACTGGCTTGCGCTGCTCTGCTACAGCTCCAGCCTTTGTGTTTGCAGCCTGTACCACTGCTGTTGCGTTGTTCTGTGTCATAGCTATTTAATTGTTAGAGATTTATCCTTACTTACAACCAGATTGATAACTTGTGAGACAGTAGGAATAATCTGGTTTACGCTCTCCCTGTTGTCTATGAAGATCGGAGCAGATACGCCCTTTGCGGAACATATTGCATTGATAATGTCAAGTCCAGCGTTTACCTTGCCAGCAGCATTCACATCGGGATAAGGAGTGCCGTTCACGGTGCATACACAAGTGAGCTTTTCTCCACCATTCAGTTGATCAGAAACGAAGTTGAAAGAAACGACCTGGAACATTCCATTTATACGCTCCAGCAGCTTTGCATCCTTTGCTTTCTTGAACTCCAGAGCGGTGAACTCCCAACGCTCCAGATCGACAAGCTCCTGGTTATTGGCTACACGCTTCTCCTCCAGGTCTGCTATCTCTTTATCCACCCTCTCAATCTGAGAGCGATTTGCCAGGCGTTTGTTAAGCTCTGTAATGGCTTCTGAGAGCACACGCTTTCCGCTCTGCAACTCTGATACATCTACAGGCTTTGCCTCCATCTTAAGCTGGTTTCCAAGTTCTGCAATCTCGTTTCTGAGGTTGATACAGTTCTGATCCGCTGCTATCAGAGCATCGGCATCCTGTTCCTCTGGAATCGCTGCCTTTTTGGTCTCAATCAGTTTCTGTGTAGTCTCTACCTGGCTCTCCAGATCCTTAAGCTCCTGCTCGTATGCAGACAGCTTTTTCTGGTACTCATCCTTTTTGGCAGAAAAGGCTTTTCCCTTTTCCTGGTTCGCTTTGAGCTTGCTTGCTTTCTCCTGGTTGAAGTTAGCCTGTAGTTCTGCCTGTTTTGCTTCAATATCCTCAACCTCCAGAGGTCTCTTACAAGTAGGACAAACGAAAGCACCATCTGGATATGTTATAACCTCAGCACGGATCTTGTGGAAGTCAGCACGGAGAGCATTCATTGAAGCCACCAGGGAATCTATCTCCCTTTTGATAGATGAGATTGATTCTTTCTTGCGGACAATATCATTCTGTTGGCTCTGTAGTTTGTACTCCAGATCTTTCAGCTCCATTGCAGCTTTTCTGGCATCAGCACTCGCATTGCTTCTGATAGCGTTCTCAGCGTTCACCAGAGCTATACGCTTATCTCCGATCTGCTTCTGTACCGCAGCCTTGCGCTGGTACTCCTGCTCATTGAGCTTTGATTTGTCGGAAATCTGGGCATCTATATCAGCCAGTTTTTCCTTTTTATCTGCCAGCTCTTTCTCCAGGGCACCCCAATCCTCACTGGCTGGTCTCAGTCTGTTTGCCGTGTCTATCTGGCTCGGAATAACAGCCAGAGCATCCTTGCAAGCCTTCTTCTTTGCTGCCACCTCCTTAGCGTACTGGGCAAGAGGTCTGCCAGAGAGCTGTTCCAGAAGCTTCACATACTCTGGATTCAGAGCGGCCACCTCAGCATCGGTAATATTGCCAGCCATTTCCAGCAACATATCCTTTTGCGTCTCTGGTCTGAGAGAGTTGAAGTAGTAAGGGTTGGTGATCATTTTGAACACATCCTCTGGAATGAGGGCATTGATCTCCGCATCATACTCCTTTTTCGTGCCCACCTTAACATCATTGATATAGCACTCTGTCTTGTGGTCTTTCAGAGTTTCCTCTGTGGTACCTCTGGGCTTAACCCAGTTCTCTACATAGTTGCGCTGAAGCTTAAGCTCTCTGCCATTTACATCCAGAACAGCACAAACAGAGTGCTCCAGGTGCAAGATGGGTTTTCCCGTCTGAGGATCCAGCGTTTTAATGTTGAAGTTGGAATCTGATCTACCAGAGCTATCCTTGCCGAACAACAGCCAGAGGAAAGCATCAAAGATGGTAGTCTTGCCAGTTCCGTTCTCCCCACTTATTACAGTTCCCTGCTCTGAGAAAACGATCTCCTGGCTCCTTACGCCCTTGAAATTCGTTAGGCTAAGGCTTTTCAATACGATCTTTTGCATAATCATTTGTTTATTAAAGAGTTTAACTTTTCAGACTTATCCGCTGCCAGTAGCTCAGCCCTTGAATAGAGAACTTTAGAGCGTGATGTACTACCAGCCCTGGATCCAGATACAACGCCAATCCTTACCCAGCGTTTTACCCTTGTCTCCTGGAATAGTCGGTAAGCCTCTCTTTGGGAAATAAGATCCTCTCCTGGTCTGGTCTGCTTCACATAGTTTGCAGCCCCCAGCTCTGCCATTTCCATACAGAGATTTTTTACCTCATATAGCTCTAAAGTAACAGCCATATCACTTACTGAATTTGCGGGATAGATAAGATTGTACGCTCTCCGTCCCATACTCATCATCAAAGTACAGAACGAGACAGAACACGAAGCATATAGCAGCAGTAAATAAATGCCACCACGCACCAAAGAATAAAGCCCAAATTAAAGAGCACAAGCCAAGCAATGCGAATACGCAAAGCTGAATCAAATTTGTTAATGTTGAAAAACTCATCGGTGTTGCATTTAGAGAGTTGCTAATCGAATAATTCATTTTCTGGAATCCCAAGATGCTCCGCAATAATGGATCTCCTAAGAGCATCTGGCTTTTGTGTTCCGTATATCCAGCACCTAACAGTAGCAGGATGCACCTTGCACAATTCAGCTATTTCGTCCACGAAAGCTGACTTTGGAGCCTTTGCTGCTTTCGGAGGTAGAGCATCGTAATGTTTCCTAAATCTGTTCTTTGCCATATTTTTAATGCTTAAAATGTGTGTTACACAAACATATTTTCGTATATTTGCGCCACTTACAATGTTTAATTGTTGCAAAGATATATATTATCGGCGATATAACCAAATAATATAGCCGATATTTTCAACAAAAATTATTAACCATATTTAGCGAGTTATGCAACAAATTGATTTGAAGCGACTTAGAATAGATAAAAAACTCACGCAGGTAGAGCTTGCGGAACTGTTTGGATGTAACCAGAACTTTATTTCAGACATAGAGACTGGGAAAAAGACACTTCCACCAGATAAATTGGCGATATTGAAAGAGAAATTTGGTGATATAACCAGATATATAACCCAAGAGGCTCAATCACAAATGGCAGAGGGACACAATATCATCCAACAATCAGCAAAGGGGAACAATATAACCCAGCATACAGATGGGAACACGGTGCATAAATTCATTTGCCTATTGGAAAAGAAAGATGAGCAGATAGACAGGCTGCTTACAATCATTGAAAATATGAACAAATAAATCTGAGGATATGGTAACTTATTACAGAAAGGTGTTAGACCTATACAAGGATGCTATCACAAATCACCAGGTAAATTCTGAAATGATCCTGGATGTAAAGAAAGAGATAGCTTGTGCGATAACAGCAGCGAGAATCAAAGGAGAGGAAACAGAAAGCCTCCTGGAGTTGAATAATGATGTACAATTTATTGAAAACACATTGATATGAAAAAGATATTTGCAATAATTGTGATAGCACTGCAATTCATTCTTTGCGGATGCTCTAAAGATGATGAGCAGCCATATACTGAGAAGCAACAAAAGGCATTATCTGTGTTTAATGGAACTTTTGCAGATTATCAATACTCAAACCTCAGTAATGAGCTGCTTGGAGATCCAGATATAATTGAATTTGGTGTTCAATACAATGAGCCAATAGAGCTTCGTGTGGAGGATTTTATGGATGGGTATAAATATATGGGAGAAGCACACGGAGAATGCGTATATAAGAAAAAACCGCTTGATGAGTACGAAAGTGTGGATTGCTTCTATAAAGTTTCCTACGATGCAAATGCACTTACTTTGTACCGTAAATCAAGCAAGGAGATATATCGCAACTATTCACTATTCATAGAAAGCCAAAACGGATTTAGGCTATATGAAACTGGGTTGTCGCTTCCATACATATTCAAAAAGCAATGAATACACCAGTGAGCAAACAGATAATTCAGAGATTCTATGATGCGCTGGATGCAATCATAGCAATGAAAAAGATCAGAGGTGTGAATACCTATTGCAGACTGAATGACATTGACAGGCGCAATTTCCTGGCACAAAAAAAGGATCTTGATAGAGGCTGGTTCCAGGTCTCCTGGCTACAGCCGATGGTACGAGAATACGGAGTTAGCGCACGATGGCTGCTAACTGGATTCGGAAAGATGTTTGACGAAAACGAATAA